CAAGAAGAAAGAGAAAGACGGTAAAGAGGTCATTGGTAATATCGTCAGAGCAAAGATGCAAAAGTCTCGTCTGACTAAAGAGAATGCTCAAGTCGAAGTGAAGATTACCTACCAACACGGGCTAGACCGATACTATGGTTTGCTCGACATCGCAGAGAAGTATGGTATCTTTAAGAAAGTATCCACACGATACGAGTTACCTGATGGATCTAAAGTGTTTGGTAAATCTATCAATGAAACGCCTGAGAAGTACTATACAGAAGAAGTATTGACTTTGATTGATAATGCGTGTAAGAGTGAGTTCTTATACGGTGCAGATCCTATTGAAGAAGTAGAGGTTGAGGATGTTGGAGAATAGAGACTACGTAATTATTGATCCTAAAGACGGGTATGAAAAAGAAGGTGAGTTGGCAACAGTAAAACTTATTGATGGTGATTTTCTAGGAACAGAATATTCTTACGGTGTGGTCTCTCTTGATCCCAACGAAGAGCAGGATACATTGAATGTCAAGTTTGAATACACAATTCACACCGAAAATAAAAATATTATACTTTCTGAGGAAAATATCAGAGAAAAATTTGAAATTGTTATCAGTGATGTGCTAAACTCTATCCTAGAGACTACTGTAGAAAAAGCTGAGGAAAAGTATAATAATGAACTTAGAGAAGAAAATTCTTAAACATTTACTTTATGATGATGAATATGTTAGAAAGACTTTACCATTTGTCAAAGCAGAGTATTTCTCTGATTCGACGGAGAGAACTGTATTTCAGACAATCACAGAATACATTCTAAAGTACAACACATCACCTACTATTGATGCTCTAAAGATTGAGGTGGACTCTATAGGAAGCCTCAATGAAGATCAGTATCGAAAAGTTGTAGAATGTGTTGATGACATATCGTTTGATGACGTGTCTAGTAAAGACACCGATTGGCTCGTAGAGAACACTGAAGAATTTTGTCAAGAAAAAGCAGTATACAATGCTATCATGGAAAGCATACAGATTCTTGATGGTCAATCTAAGCAACTCGACAAAGGATCAATCCCTAACATATTGTCTGATGCTCTAGCAGTATCTTTCGATAATCATGTGGGGCATGACTTCATTGTAGATGCTGAAGAGCGATATGAGTTCTATCATAAAGTAGAGCAGAGAATACCTTTTGATTTAGATTACATGAATCGAATCACAAAGAGTGGTCTTCCAAACAAAACGCTCAACATTATCTTAGCCGGAACTGGTGTTGGTAAGTCGCTCGCAATGTGTCACTTTGCTGCCGCAAATCTTTCTATTGGAAAGAATGTTTTGTACATCACGTTGGAAATGAGTGAGGAAAGAATCGCTGAACGAATCGACGCTAATCTGATGAATCTTCCGCTGGACTATCTTCATTCCATGTCTAAAGATGATTATATGGACAAAATCGAACGAATCAAACGCAAAACTAAAGGCAAACTAATCGTAAAAGAATATCCTACAGCATCCGCTAGTGTATCTCACTTTAAGCATTTGTTGAATGATATCAAACTGAAGAAACAATTCAAGCCTGACATCATTTATGTTGATTACTTGAATATTTGCGCATCATCAAGATTGAAAGGTGGCGCTGCAGTCAATTCGTATACGATGATCAAGTCTATCGCAGAAGAACTCAGAGGACTAGCAGTAGAGTACGATCTACCTATCGTTTCTGCTACGCAGACCACCCGAAGCGGATATGCTAGTTCCGATATCGATCTAACCGACACGAGTGAATCGTTTGGACTTCCTGCAACCGCAGACTTTATGTTTGCTTTAATATCCACAGAGGAATTAGCCGATCTTAATCAGATTATGGTCAAACAATTGAAGAATAGATATAATAGTCCGGATACAAATAAAAGATTTATTGTGGGGATTGACAAAGCAAAAATGAAGTTGTATGATGTAGAACAGAATGCGCAGAATAACTTAGCCGACAGTGGACAGGTTGATGATGATAAGCCTCTATTTGATAAGTCGGAATTTGGATCTAGAGCATCTCAAGAGAGAAGAGATTGGAGCCGTCTAAAATTTTCCTAACTTATAAATAGTATATCGATTAGGAAATATAGATGAAAGGTTTTACACAATTTATTGCTGAACAAAAAAATACTCACATGACACACCTTGAGGATAAGGTGTTGTATGGTGGTGTTAATGGTACTCGCCAAGCAATCTTTGCGCTTCGTGATATGCGTGATATGTTGTCTGGTAAAAAAGAGGGGAGTGTATCAGTCAAATGGGATGGAGCGCCAGCAATCTTCGCTGGGACTGATCCAAGGGACGGGCAGTTCTTTGTTGCTAAGAAGGGAATCTTCAACAAAAATCCCAAGGTCTATAAGACACCCGCCGAGATCGACGCAGATACATCTGGCGATCTCGCAGCCAAACTGAAAGACGCTTTGAAATATTTACCTGCTTTGGGAATTAAAGGGGTAATTCAGGGCGACTTTCTGTTTGGTCGTGGTGACGTAAAAACCAAAAACATTGACGGTAAGAAATACGTTACTTTTCATCCTAACACAATTGTGTATGCTGTTCCTTTTGAGCAGTCTACTCCCATTCGTGCCGCTAAGATTGGTATCGTATGGCACACAACATACACCGGAAAAGATTTTGAGTCTATGCGAGCATCGTTTGGTGTTGATGTCAAATCACTAAAGAAATCGCTAAACGTTTGGTCACAAGACGCATTCTTACGGGACGTTACTAAAGCAACAATGACGAAAGCCGAGACAGATAGTGTTAACGAAACATTATCTGAGATTGGTACGTTGTTTAGATCTATTGCTGGATCTACTCTGCGTGAGTTGGAAGCAAATCAAGAACTCGCACAACATATTGAAACATTCAATAACACTTACGTAAGACGTGGTGAGATTATCAAGAACGAAACTGCACACGCCGAGAAGTTAATTCGCTGGATCGAAGACAAATACCAGAAAGAAGCAGACAAGCGTAAAACAGAAGCCGGTAAGTCAACACAAATGAAAAAACGTGATGATCTGTTGAAGTTCTTCTCACCCAAAAACAAGTCTAATCTTGTAAATATGTTTAGATTACAAAAGTTGATGGTTATTGCAAAACTCAAACTCATAAACAAACTCAACGATTTGCAGAGTCTTGACACGTTCGTAAAGACTAGAAAAGGATACAAAGTCACTGGTGCTGAAGGCTATGTCGCTATCGACAAACTCAGTGGTGGCGCTGTCAAACTTGTTGATCGCATGGAATTCTCATACAATAATTTTTCACCAGATGTCGTAAAAGGTTGGGACAAATGAAATCGTTTAAACAATATCTAAACGAAACTGTAGGTAAAGGTGGATTAGACTATGAATTGAAAGTCTATAGTGCTATGAAATCTGCTAATATTGTTGGACTTAATCCAGGTGATAAACCAGGCGCAGGATTTTCTAATCAAGGTGCCGGTGATATCGAAGCGTCCTACAATGGAAAGCCATTCAATATCGAAATCAAAGCATCCTCTAAAGATCAAATGGGGGGAGGGTCATTTAGATATGACTTCGCAACTAAGCAGTTTACTCCAGTTTCTCAGATAGATCCAGAAGATTTAGACTTAATGTTGGCTGCAGCAAAGGAAAAGGCGGTAGATTTAGATAACTATATTAAAGCAGCACGTCAATTAGATCCCGTAGAATTTCATAAAAATATTTCGGGCGTCCCTATCAAAGTATCAAAGGAAGGTCGAGACATTCTAAAGAAAAAGGGATTGCTTGCTAAAATAAACAAAAACGTTAAGACTAGTGCAAACTTTATTATCAAGCATTACAATAAGAAAGGTGTATACTATATCAACATAGGTGGATCTGGGCTGTTCTATATGGGTAAGAATCCGTTGAGACTTCCTGTACCGGAACTAAAAGCCGAGATACAAATTGAAATGCGTTTGGGATACGGCGGAGGAAAATTATTCTTCCCGACAGATCCACCTACTCCAGCCCGCTCTGCTGGATTAAGAATTCAGGGGCGATTACTCTCCAAAGGAAAATCTCCATATTCCTTGGATAAAGAAGAAGATATTAAAAAACTATTTGGTGCATAATGAAAACATTCAAAAGCTTCATAAAAGAACAAAAAGAAAAAGAAGCATTCTTCACCTTCGGTAGAATGAATCCGCCTACTGTAGGGCACGGTAAACTGATGGATGTGCTATCCTCAAAGTCTGGAAACAAGCCGTACTATATATACTTGTCTCATTCGCAAGATGCTAAGAAGAATCCTCTTACGTATGAGCAAAAGATTGGGCATGCACGAAAGATGTTCCCAAAACACGCTAAAGGTATTATTCTCGATAAGAAAGTCAAAAACGTTTTTGATATTGCTAACTCGCTGTACAGCAAGGGATTTGAAAAAGTCACTATGGTTGTTGGTCAAGATAGAATATCTGAATTTGAAACGCTGTTGAAAAAGTATAACGGCGTAAAGGCCCGCCACGGATTTTATGACTTTAAAGAGATTAGTATTGTGTCTGCGGGGGATAGAGATCCCGATGCAGAAGGCGTTGAGGGAATGTCAGCATCCAAGCAAAGAGCGAATGTTGCAAATAATGATTTCGATACATTCCTTAAGGGTGTTCCTTCTAATATGTCACGCCCTAATGCTAAGAAGTTATTTGACGATTTGAAAAAGGGGATGGGAGTCAAAAGTTAAATAATCATAAATAAGATAATATAGCACAGTTAGGCTAAGGCAAACCTGTGTATGGATAAGACTAAGGTAAACTCCAATGGAAAATCAGAACGAAGCTGTATTGAATGTACAGCAGCGCCGCAAGAAAGCGGCACAACTCCGTAGACGTAAAGCACGTATCCAAAGACAAAAGGCTTTGGTAATGCGCAGATTCGCAGACAAAGGGCGAATTACTAAAAGAGCAAAGCGTGGTGCTAGAAACGTATTCAAAAGAAGATTTGCTGCAGGTAAATCTTACTCTTCGCTGTCAACCGCACAGAAAATTACTGTAGACAAACGTACTGAAAAAATGAAGAAAGCCATTTCTCGTGTGGCTGCACGTCTTGTTCCTCAGTTCCGCAGAAAAGAATTGGCTAGAAAGTCCGGTAGAAGAGAAGATTTGGATTTAGAATTCGATACTTTATTTTTAGAAAATTGGGATGAACCGGAAACTGACGGTCTGAAGATGGCGGAAGCGCAACTGTATGATCTTGCGGAAGACGCTTTAGCAATTTTAGATCTTATTAGCGTTATGGAAGAAGAGCCTGACGAATGGGTTCTATCTAAAATTACTCTCGCATCCGATTATATGTCTACAGTTAGAGACTTCTTAGAGTATTATGATGAAGAAGATGACGAAGAAGAAGACGATGAAGAGTACTCGGAGTCTGCTATTATCGAAGCAATGCTAGATCTCGGTAAAGAAGAATTGGATGCAATTGAAGATATGGAAGGGTTCTACGAAGAATATTCTAATCTTCGAAATAAAGCGATTCGTCACGAAGTTCCGTTTGACATTGTGTTAGAAGTGTACAATCGTGGTTTAGAATCATATGATGGGGAAAGATTCAAAACTCCACAGCAAGTTGCTTTCTCACGAGTAAATACTTTCCTTGCTAATGGTGATACCGACGCAGATCTCCAAGAAAAAGTTTTAGAGTATGGCACCGACGATTCTCGTATCTACTACGCAAGAGCAACGCCAGGTCAGAATCCCGATATCGTTACTATGAAGTATTCAGTTGATTCTGTTATGAATGCTTTGAACGATGTCAATACACAAAGAATCAAAAAGATCCACGAGCGAGTCGATGATGAGTTCGCCGAAGTGTTTGGAGAGAAGAAATGAAATCATTCAAAGAACATAGAGAAGATTCCATCGACTGTACGTGCGAATCGTTATACGAAGAACTTGAGATTGTGGAATCGGAACATCAGGGTAAGAAAGTAAAACTGAATAACCCATTCAGACTACCTTCTGGATCTAAGAAGAAGTTTGGGGTGTATGTAAAAAATGATAAGGGTAATGTGGTAAAAGTGACTTTTGGCGATCCTAATATGGAAATCAAAAGAGACGATCCTGAGAGAAGAAAATCTTTCAGGGCAAGACACAACTGCGACAACCCTGGCCCCAAATGGAAAGCCAGATATTGGTCGTGTTATCAATGGCGT